TCACCGGTGCCAACGCGCACCACGAGCATTCCTGCGGAACTTTGCCAGCGATCGTCTGAGTTTCGTCATGTTCCGGGCGACTTGCTCTATCGTGATCAAGTGCTTTTCGTTCGCCAACACGATGGCGGTCCCACATCTCCTGCAGGGGAGTTCGTCGTTCGCCTTCACCCAAGCGACAGGCCTGCTGGTCTCATGGCCGCATTCGGGGCAGGGGATGCCGATCTCTTCATTATCGAACATGGCAGCACTCCGGTTGAGTGCGAATTGCAGCACAACCTATTTCGAGGCGCAATGCTTACTCTCTGACTAAAATGGGCTACAAACGGACGTCGCGACCGCATCCTTATGGGCATGAGGGAGAGCGGACGATTCCGTGTCGGGTGCCTCGAATTGGTTGCCCGAGCTGTACCATCGGCCACGAAAAAGCCCCGCACAATGGCGGGGCAAGCCCTCATCCAGTTGCCTTCATTGGATTCGGGGACGCAGCCAGAATGCAGCTGCGCAGAGACGCTATCTGCGGTTTCATCAGCGAGAAAGGTCTGATTCCGCGATTCCGGTACGCCTCTTCAAAAATACATGGGCAGGTAAAGCGCTTTTGCACATTTACATCAAGCGCGATTTTCCGTGTCCTGATCACATCAGCGGCATTGCGGGCGGAACGAGCCTGCCGTCGTGAAGGCGACGGGGCAAATCGGCGCAGATCAGCAGCGTCAATGGACGGTGCGGATCGACTGATCGAGAAAGCTGCGTATCCCGTCGCGATGGACGGTCGCCAGAAATTCCTGGAAAGCATCGCGGTCGGTAGCGAACTGATCATCCCAGACGGTCGAATATCCCTCTTGATCGACGACCTCGAGCGTCCAGTCTGCGTTGCTGCCGGCCGGGCGGTATATGCCGATAGTGACCATGATGTCGTCGTCGACGAATTCGCCGGAGAACTCGGAAAACTCGTACTGCTGTTCGTTTTCGGTCATCGATCTCTTATAGCATGCGAGAGTGCCGAGGGGCAGCCTTCATGACGTCACCCCTGTATGTACGCAGGTATATCTGTTCGGGTCCCAGGTGCCGTCCTGACAGGGGACATCGGCAAATCCGGATACGAGCAGGAACAACAGCAGCACTGCGATCAGAATGGCCGCCAGGGCGAGCAGTCTCATGGCGCGCACGTTACGCTTCAATATCGCTTACTCCAGACCACGTGTTGATGCGAGTGATTTGCTCAATTCTGGTTGTGCAGGGCGATTTGATTTATTGCTTTTTATACGAAGCCCGCAGCACGGATGTAGTGCTACCAAGGCATAAAGACTAACTCGAATCGGCGGACTGGCATAACGGCGTCAAACGGAGCCGCGTTTACGGACACGCGCTCACCAACTTAGACGTGGCTCCTGTCCAAGCGCCATGCTGATCTTTTCAGCGTTCAACCGAAGGCAAATGGCAGCCACACGAGCACAAAGGCGGAGATGATGATCACTGCCACCGCAATCAATTCACCTCTTCGTCCCATCATCTACGGCCATTCGGAAATTATGTCGCTAACTTGGGGCAAACAGCAGAACCACAGCGATAACGATCAACAGCGGCCCCATCCAGAGAAAGTGCCTTGTAAGTTGAACGAGCCACGGCATTTGAGTGTTCGTCTGAACGAAGCCAAAGCCTGACGCTGTCATCCAGAGACCGGCGCCAAACATGATTATTTGATCGATATTGGCCATTCGTCACAGGTTCGAACGTGTTACTTGGTCGGCTTCACAAGCGAGATGACCCGCGGCTTAGACGGCGCGTCCAGCCATTCGATCCACGTGTCCCGTTCCTCGATCGTGTCGAAAAACCGCCAGAGCTTGTACTCTTCTTCGGTGGTGTCCAGCATCTCGCCGACTGTCACGAGTTCCAGGGGCAATGTAACCTCGTTGCCGTCGAACCGAACGAAATAGAGTCCCTCGGCAGCAAGACGGATCACTTGACCAGTGGAGTAACTCCCATCGGGGGCGTCCATCGTGAAGTACATGCCGGTCAAGGTCTCAAAAATTTTGCTGCTCATCGGTTTCACATGCCAGTTCAAGAAATGGGAATCAGAGATTCGCCCAGGCCGCCGGCAAACGCAAGAGATCACTATGATAGGTGAGGGCCGACAGGCACCGCGCTGACTGGGAGGCAATAGAGCGCGCGAGTATGGCGTCGGCAAGGGCGCAGTGGTGAGCGCGCAGGGATTCGAACCCTGGACCTACTGATTAAAAGTCAGCATACTTGAATTGCACCGAATTTCGGCCTGTGTCAAGAACCCTTTATTTTTCAGGCGTTTTGGCCTATATATCCTAGTGAGTTTCGCCTCAAGTTTCCTCGTGTTTCATTTTTGGTGGCGACTCCGTGGCGACTCAATAGGGGGATTGATGCCGACAATCAAACTGACGCGAAAGGCCGTCTCTGCGATCGAGCCGGCGGAAAAGCCGGTCATCTATTACGACGAGAGCGTGAAGGGTTTCGGTCTCAAGGTCATGCCGAGCGGGGCGCAGTCGTGGATTCTGGAATACAGACCAGGCGCTGGCGGGCGCGGTGTCGCAAAGAAGCGAATTAAGATTGGTACGCCTGCCACGCACTCTCCGGAGGCCGCTCGCGACGAAGCAACGCGAACATTGGCACGTGTCACGCTCGGCGCCGACCCGGCAGGGGCAAGATCAGCGGAGCGCGCCTCGCTGACTTTGGCCGAGGTTGTCGACGCGTACCTACGCGACCATGTTGCGTCGAAGCGGAAACCTAAAACGCAGACCGAATACGGAATCGTAGTCGAAAAGCACATTAAGCCGGCGATCGGCAGCATGCGAGCGTCGGCAGTGACGCCTGCGGATGTTGCGCGGCTCCAATCTGGCATCGTCCGTGGCAAGCGTAGGAATGGAAACTCGGGCAAGACGACAGCGAACCGCGCCTTGGCTGTGCTCTCGGCGGCGTTCAATTGGGCGCAAGGGGTCGGCCTGGTGCCGGACGGTCACAATCCAACCAAGCGAGTCGAACGCTTTCGCGAAAATAAGAAAGAGCGATTTTTGACGGCTGCAGAACTCTCGGCGCTGGGGGATGCGCTCAATGAGGCTGAGACGATTGGCTTGCCGTACGAGGTGGACGTAAATAAAGCCAAGGCGCGTAACGCACCCAAGCCAGAGAACCGAAGGACAGTGTACGGCCCGCACGCCGTTGCGGCGATCCGCTTGCTATTGCTAACTGGAGCTCGGCGGAGAGAAATTCTCGATTTGAGGTGGACGGAAGTGGACCTTGACCGCGGGGTCCTATTCCTTGGGGATTCGAAAACTGGAAAGAAGACCGTCGTGTTGTCGGCCGCGGCCATTGCCGTCCTTGAAGGGCTGCCGCGCATTGGAAAATATGTGATCGCTGGCAGTTCGGCCGGAACGGAAGACGAGAAACCCAGAGCGGATCTCAACAAACCGTGGGAGGCTGTTCTCAAGCGTGCAGGGATAGAGGGTGCGCGCCTACATGACCTCCGCCATTCCTTTGCAAGCGTCGGCGTCGGCGGCAGCCTCGGCCTTCCCATTATTGGAAGGCTGCTCGGTCACACTCAAGCCGCGACCACGCAGCGGTATGCCCACCTCGATGTTGATCCGCTTAAACGTGCGGCGGATGAAATCGGTAACAAGATTATCTCAGCGATGGGGCGGAAGTGATGGCACCCTTACCGAAACCGTTCAGCCTTTCCGCATCCGCGATAGAGGCCGCCATTTCAGAAGGACGCGCGGAAGAGGCAATGCAAAAGCTTATTGCGGCTCTACGCGCCGATCGAGATGATAGGGCGATCCGCTATCTCGCTGCCGAATGGATCGAGCGGATTGCGTTGCCTCCAGGTAGTGCTAAAGCGCTCCGAAAAGGAGGCAGCGAGTTGCCAGACGAATGGCTTGACATCTCCGAGATGGTTGGAAAGCTGCAAAGCGACGGCAACACATACGAGGCGGCTGTTCGGGAGACTGCTGAGCACTTCAGGTACAGCGAGAGACATGTCCAGAGATGTGTCGCCGATTGGAATGCGGCGAAAGAGGCGTCTCGAGACTATGAATGAGCGACCGAACAAGGTTCGAAGTTCGTGCGGCTGATTAAAATGTAAAAACCATCATACTGCAGGCATCAACTTGAAACAAAGGAGATGCCCTTGAAAAACATTCGCGTAAAAGAGGCAGCGGCTTACGTCGGCCTCTCGAAAAGCTCCCTCGACAAGCTCCGCTGCGTCGGAGGCGGCCCCCGGTTCTATAAGTTGGGCCGGAGCGTGGTTTACAACACCGCGGACCTGGATGCTTGGGTAGTTGAACGCGCCCGTACCTCCACGTGGTGTGCCAATGACAACAGAGTCACTCGCGCGACTGCCGCCTAGACCTTGCCTCTAGCCTGCCAACGCCGTTAGTTCCCCAGCAACACACCACAATTATCAACCATTGCTGACCGGCCGCGCGCCGGCGAGAGGAGACATATGCCTATCATCACCACCAAAGAAGGACTGAGCATCAATTCTGAGCACGTTGTTCAATTCACTGCCCTTCGAAACGGTAAGACAAGATTCCTTCTTTCGACCGGCGGCGAGCAAATTTGTGAAGCTTATGCGGACGTGGCTGAGCTTTTTATCCCGGTAATCCCAGCTAACCCTGGGTTCATCGCTGTTTTCGCCGAGCGCTGGGAAGACGGGTTTTTTCAGTACAAGCAACGATCCGTGATTGCATGGCGCCTTTGCCCCTCTGGAAATTATCCGATCTTCGAAGGCTATGGCGACAGCAATGACGACTATTCGGTCATCATCGATCCTGCCGGAGGCATCTACGACGGTGACCACAACGTGTACGCCACCTTGGAGGATTGGCAGAAAGAATACGAGGCCGAGGCAAACGAGCTAGCGGCTCGCTCAGCGAAGGCCGCCTGATGGACCCCATCATCCAGTCTATTACGGCGGTCGAAAGGCTGCCGTCACCTGGCGGCGCCAGAACACTCGCCCGCTTCACGGTCCAACTCGGCGACGTGCGTCTCTACGGCCTTCTGCTTCGCGAATTCCCCGACGGCACTCGTAGAACGATAGCGCCCAATGTGGGCGGACAGCACTGCGCGTCGTTTCAGCCGGCAATCGCAGAAAAGATCACTGCCGCAGCAACATCAGCACTTGGAGGCCAGCTTGCCGACGTCCACAGCCGCCGCTCAGCCTAACTCCGAAACACCATCCATCGGGGATAACCTTGCCGTCGCGCTCGAATACATCGCAGCCGGGATTCCCGTCTTTCCCTGCCGCGTCTCGGGAGAATTGGATCCACACACGGGCAGAGTGTACGGCCCAAAAAGCCCACTGACATCAAATGGTCTATACGGCGCGAGCACGAACGAAAAGATCGTGCGCCAATGGTGGCGGCGGAATCCAGATGCGTTGGTCGGCATCCCGACTGGTGCGAAAACAGGCTTCTTCGCGCTCGACGTGGACGTGAAGGAAGGCAAGCACGGCGACGTCAGTCTCGCAGCCCTTGAGGCCGAGCACGAACCGCTGCCGCCGACCGTTGTCGTGCAGACGGCAACGGGAGGAACGCACTTCCTCTTCAAACATGTGGATGGCCTAACCACCTCGACAGGCAGCCTTCCTGCAGACATCGATATACGGGCGCAGGGCGGCTATGTCATCGCCGCTGGCAGCACGCTCGCAGATGGAACTTTCTACGAGTTCTTGGGAGGCCATACCACGAGTGGCTTCAGGGCAGAGGTTGCCGAAGCCCCTAAGTGGTTGGTCGACATCGTCCGATCGCCCAGGCGGCCGCTGCGGCATGACTACACGCCTGCAAATGACAATGCACCTGCAGGCGCGGCCGAAGTCGAGGAGTTGCTGAGCTTTATCTCGCCAGACATTGGCTACCAAGACTGGGTCAACGTCCTAATGGCAGTTCATGGCGCCCTGGGGGTCGATGGGTTCGCCATCGCCGACGCATGGAGCGCTCGCGGCGCCAAATACAGAAAAGGCGACGTTGCCGCGCGGTGGAAAGGTTTCACAGCGGGCAAAGGCGTCACGTTAAGCACCGTCGCGCAATTGGCCCGCGACGGGGGCGCCGATTTGTCTGCGATCGCAACGAAGCATCGCGGCCGTCAGCATGACGTCACGCAGCAGATGGACCCGGAAAAAGTCGAGGCGTTCGTGGCCAAGGAGCTTGCCAAGAAAGCGCCTGTGGCTGCAAACGACAACGATCCCGTCCCGGCCGAGCCTCGCGCGCTCTCGATCTTCGAATGGACGGTTGATCGTTTCAAGGGAGAAGCGCCAGCGGTTCAATATCTCATCGATGGGGTGATCCCGCTTGGCGTTCCAGGCATGGTCTCGGCGGCCGGCGACACCGGAAAAAGCTTCGCGCTTCTCGAGCTACATCGCCGGGTGGCCTTCGGCAGCGGCGGACCATTCGCAACTCCGATCTTTGGCGGCCAGGTCGTGGGCGAGGGAACGTCGGTGATGATCACGAGCGAAGACGACGCCAACGAGGTGCATCGCCGCATTGACGCGCTCGACACGAAAGGCAACCGCTACAGTCCCGCGGGTAAACGGATGATTGTCGTTCCTTTGCCTTCTGCAGGCGGTGCCAGAGCCTTCTGGAAAGAAGACAAAAAGCAGGGCCTGATTGAGACCGATGATTTCAAACGTATCTGCGACGAGCTCGCGTCGATCACAGACCTGCGACTTATAACTTTCGACCCGCTCGCGAGTTTTGCTCACTTGCCGCTAAACGAGGATCCTGCGGCGGGGCAATTTGTGTGCACTTCCTTGTCACGGTTGGCGACGGAGACTGGCGCGACGACGATCGTGTCGCATCACATGCGGAAAACCCAGAAGCCCATCGAGAGCCTTGGCGATGCTCGTGAGGCAATCCGCGGCAGTACAGCGCTGGTCGATGGACTTCGACTAGCTTACGCAATGTGGCCAGCGGATGAGGCGAGGGCGAAGCGCACCTGCAAGTCCCTGGGCATACAGTATCAGCCTAATCGGATTGTTCTGGGCGGCGTCGTCAAGGCAAATGGCGCCGCTCGCCGCATCATGAGTACCTATGCCCGCAGCGATTCCGGCCTGCTCGTTGATAAGACCGCTGGGCTCGGCACCTCGGCTCCTGCCCAGGATGATCTGCGCACCGCGCTTGTTGTGGCGGTTGAGGCTGCCGCCAATGCAGGCTCGCCGTTCACGAAGACCGGGGCAAGTGGGCTTTTTGAAATGCGCGAGCGCCTTCCAGAAGAGCTTCGCAGGATTGCCAAGGGACGACTGGACGCATTGGCGACCGAGGCACTCGAGCGTGGTGAGATCGTACGCGCTGCTGCGAGGGGCGAAAAGACCGCTAAATGGCTTGATGTACCAGGTGGCATCTTCGCCATTGGGCTGGGCAACTTCACAACGGGCACGCCGCGTTAGGAGCCGACAAATCCCGTTCCCAACCATTTCTGGGAACGGCCATTCCCATGGGAATGGGAACGTTAAGTAGTTGAAAAGAAACGATTTCCCATTCCCATTCCCAGCGTTCCCAAGATTTTTGGGAACGGATAAGCTCTTGAAAATAAAGGCATTCCCAGGTTCCCGGCATTTGCCCCTCTTTCAGAGGGGTAGGCGTCTGGGAACGCCATACCCCGAATAGAGGAGGAGAAGCGATGAAGCTGCTCGAGCATCAGTGGAGCGAGAAATGAAGCGACAAGGTCCAGGACAACTATCCATCGAGATCGCCGACCAGATGGCCCCGCGTGATCCGAAGTATCAAGGTCGACACTACCGCGCCTGCCTCGCCGACGCGCACACGGTTATCGAGGCGTTCAGGCAACGGATCACGGACCTCGAGGCAGAGATGGAAAGGGTCAAAAGAGATTGCGAGTACAAGCTCAGCCTTTGCGTGACGCGAACTGCAGCGGAGGAAGCCAGGCTGGGTGCGTTCCGCTTAGCTCGAGAGAAGGCAGCCCTTCTAACGGAGGGCGTTCACGGTGAGCCTACAAATGAATCCGAGGTCATCAGGGACATTCCCGACCCGAAACCTAAATTCACCAGGTAAGGAGCCACACACTTGATCAGCGAGAAGCCAAGCAACAGAGATCTTTCGCAACTGTCAGCGCTCCTGGCCGCGCGCAGCCAGCCCACCAGCGCGAGGGGCAAGCAGACCACCAAAGCAATCACGCCAGCGAACGACAACAGACCTGCTCGCGAGCAACTGGCTTGGCCAGCGCTTGAACGGCTCGCCTACCGCGGCGACTATCGAAGGCTTTTCGCCCTGCGCCACTGGAAGAACATGGTTTCTCCGGGATCGGAGGTTCAGGCGCCGGAAGAAAACCATCTGGATCCGGAGACCACTATTGAAGTTCGCCCCTCTGAGGCGGAGCTCCTCGCCGCCGTCGGTTGGAAGGCCATCGACAAGGAGCGGTGGCATTTCACGAACGAGATCGTCAACGTTTATGAGCGGAAGGACTGCACACCGACCCACCACAAGAATAAAAATGGCGGCGAGGATACCCAGCTGGGTAATCTGCTCTTCCGCGATGGCAGGTTGATTGAGTGGGGCAAGACGGGCAAGGGTAACTCACTACGCCCCGTCGAACGCCCTCGTGGCGCCAAGGGCGGAGCCTCGCCGGGTAGGCCTGATGCCGCAGTCTGGGCTTACTTGAAGCTGCCGGGCGCCGTGGCGTCACCATTGACGGCCAAGCCGTATTCAAAGCCTCTATCGGGTGAACCGGCAATTGGAGATTTTTACCCACCCCTGCCGCGGGAAGAGCCAAGCGCGAAGGACAAGCACGGCCGATTTGGCGTCGAGGAAGGGCGCGCGATTCTGAAGCAGTTCGGAGTCGATGGCTCGGTCCCATTCGACCAACTCCCAGTTCCTGCAACCCGATGCCCAGATGGGCTTGTTTCCGGTTCACAGTGGGTAGGAGGAGTGAAGAAGCCGAAGCCATTGGGCGAGATATCAGCGGCGGCCGGCCGGGAGCCCGAATTCGTGCGGCAGGTGGAGGTTCTCGACTATGTTGATCATCTCCGCCACCATCTCGGCCGGCATGCAATCGTGCTCGATATGGCGATAACCGATGCTACAGCGAAGGAGATTGGCATAGCGATGGGACAGGCACCTGCGTACGCCGAGAAGCGCGGTCCATCACTCATTGACGCTGCGATTGACGCGCTGATCAATCTGGACGAGACGGCCCGCGTGGAATTCGCCCCAACGAAAGAAAAAATCGCGGCGTGATGTCCGGTAAATAGCGTCTTCACGTCGTATTTTAATGAAGGGGTGAAATTCCCCGAAGGTCGCCTTGTGCGGCCTTTTTGCATTGAGGCGCTGTCAGGCCGCGGACGTTTGAAACTCGCGAGCATTGCCGGGACTGCCTCATCCCCCATTGCCTGGCGCTGCCTCCTCTCGGCGACGGGCGATCATGCGGCCGGCTCCCCGCAATGGGTTGAGCCGGCCGCTTTGCTTTTCAGTGCTATAGGCGCTTCTTCCGGAGAGCCTAGCACTCGTTTTCATCGACCCCCGTGGGCTACTCCAGATCATAGAGCCGTTTGGTCAGGCGCAGTCTAAGACCATCACTGGTGGAATATGTCACGTCGTCAACCTCGAACACTGCGATGTATCCCGTCCGCTCGAACGCGATAATCTCCCCGTCGTGGTCACGCTCTTCGTTGTCCGTCGTGAGGATCACTTGGCGTCCATCTATGATGGCGTCCACGGCCTCCTTGATCTTCTTCTCAAGACCTTTGCCCTCGTGGCGTTTGAAAGGGTCATGGTAGTTCAGGCCCTTCAGCCAAGTCTTATGCAGGCATGGAAGCGCGACGTCATCGACTTGCGCAAACCACCAGCCTTGTCTTCCTATCGCTTTCTTCTTTGGCATCGCGTCCCCCCAGTGCGCAGTGGCCACCAACTGCCACAACCGAGGGTCGGTCGTCAATTTCGCTACCTTCCGTACTTCGTTTTCTTAGCCCCTCAAACGACTGACTGCCTCGTCGGCAGCGTCCCGGCACGAGGGGTCGTGCTGACGGCATGAAAGAGGCAGCATCGGCAATCATACGGAACACCATGACCGACCATCGCAGCGAAGAGGCGGCGCGCTATAGGCGCTTGTATAAGCTCGCGATATGGCGGGGCAAGGGCGGCCTTAGAGAACAACAGTTGATGCGTCAGCCGCTATGTGAGCGGTGCCTGCTTGCAGAGGTTGTCGAGGTTGCCACGGTTGTGAACCACCGCATCGCGCACAGAGGGGATTGGGATTTGTTTGTTGATCCTGGCAACCACCAGAGCCTCTGTAAGCCACACCACGATAGCGATGCCCAGTTAGAAGACCACGGCAAGACAGTGATCTCATTCGACGCCAACGGGTGGCCCATATGACGGGGGTGCCGAAAAAGTCGGAAAACCCTCTTTCAGCGGAACCGGCGGCACCCAAGAACGCACGCATCTGCAATTCAGATTATGACCCTATTTTGAGGATTTCCCCAAATGGCAAAGCCGAGAAATCCCCTCGGCAAGGCTAGGATCGAGGGGCGAGACAAAGTCAACGCTGGCCGCTTCAAGGACCGCGCCGAACCGAAGGCGAACGGCCCTCTTGGTACTCCACCGAAGTGGATCGCCGACACAGATCAGTGCAAGGCAAAGGCCGCATGGCTGCTTTTCCAGAACGAACTGCCGTGGCTGAACCAGTCGCATAGGACACTCGTCGGCATGGCTTCGAATATTCAGGGTCGCATCATGGCTGGCCAGGAGGTTGGCGTTCAGGCCATGAACCTCTTGCGGCAGATGCTTGGACAGATGGGCGCGACTCCTGCGGACGCCACAAAAGTGACGGTGCCGAATGAAGAGGACGACGAGGAAGACGGCCTCGACTAAGTGGCCGACTGTGGCTGACGATGAAACTCCGGCACTGGATAGGGTTAATGCATATGCGCACGCTGTTCTTGACGGCTCTATTGTGGCTGGGCCTCACGTACGCAACTCCTGCCGTCGGCACCTCGACGATTTGGCAAACGCGGCCGATCGCGGCCTTCATTGGGATGATTCCGCCGCTCGCCGCGTATTCAACTTCTTCGAGCGCAAGCTTCGCCTCTCTGAGGGGCAGTTCGATAATCAGCCGTTCGTTCTGCAGCCCATGCAGGAGTTCATTCTAGGCTCGATTTTCGGATGGAAGCGAGCCGACGGCACTCGGCGTTTTCGTCGCGCATACATCGAGGCGGGTAAAGGCTGCGGCAAGTCGCCACTAGTTGGCGGTATCGGCTTATACGGCCTAGTCTACGACAACGAACCTGGCGCACAGATTTACGCGGCGGCAGCGACGAAGGAGCAGGCATCGATTCTGTTCCGAGACGCCGTCAAAATGATGCGGCAGTCTCCGGACCTTTCGAAGAAGATTAAGCCGAGCGGAGGCTTTGAGAGGGAATACAACCTTGCCCATCTAAAGACCTCATCGTTCTTTCGACCGATGTCGAAGGAAGCCGGTAAGACGGGCTCGGGGTTGCGTCCGCATTTTGCACTCTGCGACGAGGTGCACGAGCATCCTGGACCCGAGATCATGCGCATGCTGGAGGCGGGCTTTAAGTTCCGACGCCAGCCGCTGTTGATGATGATCACGAACAGCGGCAGCGACAGGCTTTCGGTCTGTTGGCGCGAGCACGAGATGGCCTGTGCTGTTGCAGCGGGGACGCAAACGCCAGACGAAGAGTATGCCTACGTCGGAGAGACGTGGCCTGGCTCGGATGAGCTATTCTCGTATGTTTGCGCCCTGGACAAGGGCGATGCCCCGCTGGAGGACGACTCCTGCTGGGCCAAGACGAACCCGCTTTTGGGCGTAACGGTCAGTAAGGAGTACATCGCATCTCAGGTGGCATTCGCTAAGAATTTTCCCAGCGATGCTCCCGGTATTTTGCGCTTGTATTTCTGCGTTTGGACCGATGCGCATTCGTCTTGGATGCCGAGAAAGACTGTCGAGTCAGTGATGTGTGACTTCGATATCGAGGAGCACGAAGGAAAGCCGGCGTTCCTAGGAGTCGACCTTTCGTCCCATAAGGACATGACTTGCGTCGCCTATGTCGTGCCGACAGGGCACAAGGAAATGACGAGGCCAGACGGAAGCACGTTCCTTGCGCCAACATTTGACGCATGGGTTGACAGCTTTACGCCGGCAGACACGCTCAAGGAGCGGGCCGACAAGGACAAGGCGCCTTACCTCCGGTGGGTGGCCGATAAGCATCTGATTGCCATACCCGGCGAGCGAATCCGCTACGACTATGTGGCGTATAGCGTCCTCCAGTCGTCCAAGAGCCTAGATATCAAGGCCATTGCGTACGATCAGTATGCTTATGCCGAATTCATGGAGGAGTGCGGCAAGCTCGGCCTCGATCTGGTGCACCGAAACCATCCGCAGGGCGGCTTGCGGCGCAGCAATCCAGATGAGGCTCTTGTCGAGCAGGCGCAGGCGGAAGGGCTTCCGGAACCCGGTGGGCTTTGGATGCCCGGGTCAATCCGCGAGGTCGAGTCGCTTATCGTGGACGGCAGAATCAGGCTGAGAAGCAATCCGCTCCTCATGACTGCGATGATGGCGGCGACTTTCAGCAAGCCTGACGCGCTTCAAAACAAGTACCTGGTCAAGTCTTTGGCGCATCGGCGGATAGATGCTGCCGTGGCCCTGTGCATGGCGGTCGGGGCTGCGGTCGACGGTGCAGCCGCGCCCGATGCAAACCTCGACGACTTCGTCAACAACATGATCACCGTTACTTGGTGAGTAAGGAGTGGCCATGGGCCTGTTGCAGTGGATAGGAAAGCCGTTCGGCCTCCTATCTGGCCCTTGGCGGGCGTATTACGGAACGGAGACCACCAGCGGCGAAACGGTGACCTACGACAAGGCCATGCAGCTCGACGCTGTGTGGGCCTGCGTCAACCTGATTGCCAACTCCATCAAGACACTGCCGTGTCTGGTATACAAAGACGACGGCGTGACTGTCGACCGCGAGAGCCAACTTTATGAGCTCCTGCACGACATGCCGAACATTGACGACACGGCGGCAGACTTCTGGGCCATGGTGGCGATGTGTCTCTGCCTGGACGGAAATTTCTTTGCCGAGAAGAAGATGCGCGGCGGCTCCATCTCTTCCCTTATACCGTTCGATCCTCTTTGCGTCGAAGTTTGCAGGGATGAGCGCAACGCACGCTACTACGAGGTGACGGAGCGAGTTAACGGTCGAGGCAAGGGCGGCAAGCGCAAGATCTCTGCGGAGGATATGCTCCATATCCGCGGGGCCCTCCTGCCTGGTTGCGATCGTGGGCTTTCGCCGATCAGCGTCGAGAGAAATGTGATCGGCAATGCGCTTTCTGGTGAGAAGACGGCCGGCAAGATGTTCAAGAACGGGCTGCTGTCGTCTCTGCTTGTCAGTTCCGACCAGATTTTGAAGGCAGATCAGCGGAAGCAGATATCGGATACGCTGACGCAGTTCGCCGGAGCTGATAAGGCGGGCGGTGTGACCGTTCTCGAGGCTGGGTTTAAGCCTTACCCGCTGAGCATCAACCCCAAAGATGCGCAGATGCTGGAGAGCAGGCAGTACAGCGTCGAGCAGATTTGCCGCATCTTCGGTGTTCCGCCAGTGATGATTGGGCACGCCGCCAACGGCACGACGACTTGGGGGAGCGGGATTGAGCAGTTGATCCTGCAGTTCACCAAAACATGCCTTGTTCCGATGCTTCGCAGCATCGAGTCGTCCATCTACCGTGACCTTCTGACACCGCAGACGCGCAAAACTACCGTAGTAAAATTCTCAATCGAAGGCCTTCTCAGAGGTGACAGCGCGGCGAGGGCAGATTTCCTGTCCAAGATGGTCACCAATGGCATCTACACGCCAAACGAAGCCAGATCCTACGAAAACAAGGCTCCAGTTGATGGCGGAGAAGCCGCGATAGTCAACGGCACGATGACGCCGCTCAATAAGTTGGGTGAGTCGACGGAAAGTGCGCCGAACTCGCAAGAACAGCCGCTAAAACGCGCTGCATAGGGAACAAATCATGAAGTTTGAGCACGTTTTGACGGCTTTCATGGCCGAGCCATGGGCTATTCAGCGCGAAAAACTTGCCGTTTTGGCAGACGTTCTGGTCGCCAGGGCGGAAGGCGAGAAGCTGTTCTCGACCGAGTTCGCGGCGGCTGTATCCGACGTAAGAGCCAAGGAAATTGCCGAAATCGACGGCAATGTTGCTGTCATTCCGGTTTATGGCGTCCTGGCGAACAAGATGGATGCCTTTTCCGCGATGTCAGGCGGCACGTCTTACGCAGGTATCCGCCGCTCCTTGCATTCCGCCCTGTCCAATGAAGATGTCAAGGCGGTCATCTTGGACGTTGACAGTCCTGGCGGGTCTGTCCCTGGAACGGAAGAATTGGCCACCGAAATTCGTCGCATTCGCGGGGGCGTCAAGCCCATCGTCGCGCAGGTGAACAGCCTCGCGGCGAGCGCGGCATACTGGATCGCCTCTGCGGCCGACGAAATCGTCGTCACGCCTTCCGGTCGCGCGGGATCAATCGGGGTTTATACGGCGCATGATGATGTTTCCGCTGCGCTGGAGAAGCGCGGCATTAAGCGCACGTACATTTCGGCAGGCAAGTTCAAGGTCGAAGGCAACGAGACCGAGCCGCTCGGCAAGGAGACGCTGGAGCACATTCAGGACGGCGTGAATCGCAGTTATGACCGATTTGTTTCTGCCGTCGCCGAAGGTCGAGGCACTACCGTCGGCAAGGTCGAAGACGGCTTTGGACAGGGTAGAGTGTTTTACGCCGAGGCCCTGATGGACCGCGGTATGGTCGACCGCATCGCGACGATGGAAGAAACGCTCGAGCGCTTCGGCGCTGAGACGCAGCCGGCATACGTGCGGCGCGTAAAGGCGCAAAATCAGGCTCGGGCCGAATCTGCCGAAGTATTGGTAGCCAAGATGCGATCAGGCGAGAGCGTAACAGTTCGCGAGTTCGAAAACGGCATCAGGGGACTGATGGGTTTGACGGGCTCTGAGGCAGAGCGGGCCGCTCGGCTCTACCTCAAGAAGGATCAGGGGGAACCTGATGTCGATGCGGATGCTGCCGCTTTGGCAGCGGTCGAAAGGCTTCTGACCGAAGCGCGTTCATTCAAAATCACACGGTAAACCCCACAAATCAGGAGGACTTCATGTCCGATAATGCACTTGCCGAAAAGATCGGCGAGCTTGGCCAGTCTTTGGCCTCCATTAAGGAGCAGGTAGGCAACCTTGGCTCCGACTTCACCGAAAAGCTGAAAGCAACCGGCGAAGTTTCCGCCGAACTGAAGGGCAAGGTCGACAAGGCTCTTTCTGAGCTCGGCGAGACCGTCACCCGCGTTCGCGAACTCGAGAAGGCTGCAGACCGCGTCAGCGAAAGCGGCGATCCTTTGGCTCGTGGAATTGGCGACCACATTGTCGAAAACGCCTCCTTTGAAAATGGCCGTCTCAGCCTGAACGAGCGTGGTCGCTTCCGCGTCAGTATGGAACGCGCCGACATCACGTCCGCAAACACCACGGTTGGAGCCGGCCGTTCCGCCGGCACGTCGCTTGTCCCTGGGGCTCGCGTTCCCGGCATCGTCACGCCTCCGAACCGTCAGTTCACGATCCGCGACCTCATCGCGCCGGGACGCACTTCGTCGTCCAGCGTTGAATATGTCAAGGAAACTGGCTTCACGAACTCCGCCGCTCCGGTTGCGGAAACTACGCAGAAGCCGAAGTCTGATCTGACGTTCAACCTGCTCAGCACCCAGGTTCGCACGATTGCCCACATCTTCAAGGCTTCTCGCCAGATCCTCGACGATGCGCCGGCACTGGCATCCTACATCAACGCACGCGGCACTTACGGCCTGAAGTTCGTTGAAGAGAACCAGCTTCTCAACGGCGACGGCACTGGCCAGAACCTTCACGGCATCCTGCCGCAGGCAACCGCGTTCGCTCCGGCGTTTACTCCGGCCGAAGAAACGGCGATCGATCGCCTGCGCCTCGCTGTTCTGCAGGTTATCCTCGCGGAATACCCGGCCAGCGGCTTTGTCCTTCATCCGACGGATTGGGCGAAGATCGAACTGACCAAGGATCTTGGCGGTAACTACATCGTCGGCAACGCTATGTCTCCGATGGGCCCGACGCTCTGGGGCCTCCCCGTCTCCCAGACGCAGGCCGTAACGGCCGGCAAGTTCCTGACCGGCGCCTTCAACCTCGGTGCGCAGATCTTCGACCGCATGGACGTCGAAGTGCTGCTTTCGAGCGAGAACGTGGACGACTTCGAAAAGAACATGTTCACGATCCGCATCGAAGAGCGCCTTGCTCTGGCCGTTTATCGTCCGGAAGCGTTCGTCACTGGCGACGTAAACCCGGCGCCGTAACGAGGCTGATGGGGCGGCTTAACGGCCGCCCCTATCACTCACTGGATTAGACATGAAGATAAGAGCACTCAAGGCGCTTGTTGGCGACTATGGACGCCTGAACGAGGGCGATGAAATCGATCTGCCAAAGCATATCGCGAGCCAGCTCCTTGCATACGGCTATGTTGAGCTAGTGACCGAGCCGGAACCGATAGTGCGCAGAAAGGGAAAGAAAAATGGTTAGTGCATCTGCCCGCAAGAGGCGGTTCGCGAGCTACCTTGGCGCGGGCGTGGTCGTCGGGATCGGAGCTCCATCAAATAGCGTCCTTCCGGCTATTTCAGGCACCGCCCAGGTCGGCCAGACGTTGACGTCGACGACTGGCACGTGGTCAGGATCGCCAACCTTCACTAGGCAATGGAACGCGGACGGCGCGGCTATCGTCGGCGCCACGGCGGAAACCTACGTTCCGGTTGTCGGCGACGTCGGGAAGGTCATCACGGTAACCGTAACGGCCACCAATGACAGCGGCTCTGTTTCGGCAACCAGCGCGCCCACGGCCGCAGTCATTGCGGCTTAATTCATGGCGCTCGTTGATCTAGCCACCGCAAAGCGGCACCTTCGCGTGCTGCACAGCGATGATGACGCCGAGATCGAGCTTTACACGTCGGCCGCGGAAGACATCGTCGTTGAGTATCTGGACAGGGTCGTTTTGCCGGAGGGTGGGACGCTTCCCGCGGACGACGAAACCGCCATGCATGTCAAGCCGTCTATCGTTGCGGCTATTCTACTCATGCTCGGTGACCTTTACGAGAATCGCGAGGCAGACAGAGAGCAAAAATCCGATGCGGTAATGCCGCCATCGGTTCGGGCGCTCCTGGCTCCTTGGCGCGTCTGGCGCTTGGTTCCGGAAGAGACAACCGTCTGACCCACCAATATTTAGACGCGGCGCTTAAGCCGGGAAGGAAACACACATGGTTGACATAGTTGTAACGCCCGGATCGGTAGTGGCGGGAACGAACTCCACACGCGACATTGGCACTGCCGGAGAGACGATCACCGCTGGGCAGCCGATTTATCTCGACGCAACCACGAACAAGTGGATGAAGTCGGACAACAACGGCACTGGCACACGCACCGTTCACGGCATTTCGCTGAACGGTGCGTCGCTGAACCAGCCGGTATCGATCCACAAGAGCGGCGACATCACGATCGGCGCCACGCTGGTCGCGGGGACTGACTACTGGCTCAGCGGCACGGCTGGCGGCCTTTGCCCTCGCGCAGACCTGGCGACGGGAATGGATGCTGTTCAGGTTGGCATTGCGAAGTCGACGACCGTTCTTGCCGTCGACATCCAAGATCCTGGCGTGACGCTCGCCTAATGGCCTGGGTGGAGTTCAAGAGGGATTTTTATTGGGTCCAGCCTGGCTTCACCATCGCCTACAAAGCCGGAATGGCGCTCAACGTCACGAGGGCTTGCGCCGACGAGGTCATCAGCAAGGGCGCCGCGGTGAAGGTTGCGGCGCCTCGCAAGGAGAACACGGATGGCCAAGAAACCAAGCTCCGGCAGCATGCGCCAGCGCCTGCACTTCCAGAAGCGCCCCGAAGGCGAAGATGAATACGGAAATCCGCAATCCGGCCCCTACGAAACAGTCTTCACAGCAGCCGCCGAACTGATCCCGCTCAGGGGAGGCGAGCCTGTGCAGGCAGCCAGGCTGGTCGGAGTTCAGCCCTACACGGTTCGAATTCGCAGTTGCGCTGCTGCGCGCGAGGTGACTCCCTCATGGCGCATCGTCGATGCTCGCAACGCGTCGCGCGTCATGAACATCAGGACCGTCACCAATCCAGACCAGAAAAACGCGTGGCTCGACCTGCTAGTTGATGATGGGGTGGCGACGTAATGGCGTTCAAGACGAAGGTTTTGGGCCGTGAGGCTCTTACGCGACGGCTGAACGAGCTAGCGCCCGCTGTCGAGAAGTACGCAGCCGAGGCAAAGATCGAGATTGCCAAGGAAGCAGCCACCCGCATTGCCGCAAAAGCACCTCGTGGTGCAACCGGCGACTACGCAGCCAGCATCCAAGGCGCTCGGCTGGCGGACAACCCAGACAAAAAGCAGATCGGCATTACGCAGACCAAGGACAAGGATGCAACCGGAGTCTTCGCCGAATACATCTGGCGATTCTTGGAATTCGGAACTGCCCCGCACAATGTCGCCCCAGGCGGCGGCAACATCAGTTTTAGCGGTGAAGCGCAGATGCACCCCGGCACGGCTGCGCAGCCGCATATATTTCATACGTGGCGAGCCTACCGCAAAGCGGCCCGCCGCAAACTACTGGAGGCCGTTAACAAAGGCGTCAGGGAAGCGCAGGGTAAACGCTGATGGCCAGTCCGGAATTGGAACTGCAGGGCGCCATAGTTGCGCGCCTGAAGGCGGATGCTGCCTTGACGGCGCTGATCTCTGGGCGCGTCTACGACCAGCCTCCGTCTCCTGTGACATTCCCGTATGTGACCATCGGCGAAGCGCAGTTCTTGCGTGACGACGCTACATGCATCAGCGGCGGAGAAATCTACTTGACGATGCACGGTTGGTCGCAGGCCGTAGGCTTTCCGGAGGTAAGACGGGTCGCTGACGCAATGGCGAATTCCCTGCACTTGGCACCGCTGACGCTCGCAACAAACCGCCTGATCTCAATCATGCACCGCCAGACGCGGGTATTTCGCGACCCCGACGGGCTTACATCTCACGCGGTCATCGACTTCGTGGCCAATGTTGAGAAGCCGTAGCTGCGGCACGTCTGCAGCTACACACATCACCAAAACCACCAAAGCGACCCGGCCATCTGCCGGGTTTTTTCATACACGAAGGAACCTAACATATGGCAACTGGTCAGCAACTTGGCAGACTGCTTCTCATCAAAATCGGCGACGGCGCTACGCCGGAAGTCTTCAGCAACCTTTGCGGACTGAAGACGCGCAGCTTCAACATGTCGGCGAACGAGATCGACACCACCGTGCCGAGCTGCACCAACCCCGGCGGCCCGGTGCAGAAGACCAGCCGTCCCGGCATCTCGAATCGCACCTTCTCCGGCTCTGGCGCGTTCGTTGCCGGCGCCGCAATGACGACCTTCATGGGCTTTGTTCGCGCGTCCAGCGCCTTCAATGCGCAGGTCGTCGTTCCTGGCGACGGCACCTACGAGGGCTCTTGGATGGTCACGGACTTTGAATTCTCTGGCGACGTTGAGCCGAACATGGAATTCAGCGCCACTTTCGTCGCGGCCGGTGAGCTGACCTTTACGGCTGAGGTGTAATCCATGGCTAAAGAGGAGAGCGTAATGGTGAACGGCGCCCGCGGCGAAGTTCTGCTGACGATCGACGGCGTTGAACTCGTCATCGCCGCCACAATGTCCGGTCTCGCCGCTGTGTCGACGAGGCTGGACTGCAAGTCCTTTCAGGATCTCTTCATGCGCCTGTCTGGCGTTGAGGCGGCCGCTGTGTTGGCCGGCATTGAATTGCTGACCATCAAAGGCGATCGGCTTGCTGCGATTCAGAAGCTCAAGTTGAAGCACTTTAAGGACTGCGCCGCAGCATTCAACGCCGCCCTCGCACATCATTTCGATGATGGTGATGAGGGAAACGTCGAAGCGGTCGCGGACGTGACGAAGTAAGCGCGCCATTCCCTTGGCGCGACTGGATGCGCATTGCGCTCGGTGGTCTCGGCTGGCGTCCCGCTGATTTTTGGGACGCCTCCCTGACCGAGTTCTTTGAGGCAATCCACGGCCGCAATGAAGCAAATGGCGCAGAAGGTGAGCAGAGCGCCCCGTCTGGCGGGGAGATGAACGCACTGCTGGCGAAGTATGGTTAGTTCGGCGCGCCCTCGGCTTTAAGTTGTTCAGCGTAAGTGATGTAGTCGTTCTGCCTGCACCAATCTCGCAGCCTCTTTGCCTCCCCTAGCGCACTGCTATGGAGGGAGTCCCTGCACTTGACGTATAGGACGTTGCTCGCGGTGAGATCAGTTTTTTGATCGTTCGCTCGTCGCGCGTCTGCCCAGGGACCGACCCACTGGCTCAGCTCGCCAAAGGCGGACCAAGCACCGCCCGCGATAATTACGATGCACGCTGTCGCTACAAGCGACTTCAACCATCCGTTCATTTGCAATCCCCTTTAGCCCGTTTCGCGCGGGCTTTTCTTTTTTCTTAGGATACACGACTGATGGTTGAAAAGACAGATGATCTTGTAATTTCCATCAGCACCGACCTTGCAACGGTCAAAAGGAGCCTAAAGCGGCTCGAGGCAGACATTTCGTCGACCACCGGCAAGGTAGAAAAACAGTTCCACGCCCTCGGCAACGGCATAGACAAATCCATGTCGACGGCGCTGCAAAAGCGCATCGACGGCATGGTCGGAATCGGTACGCGCGGCGCCAAGGAGTGGAGCGGCGCGCTCGCCGACCAGGGCAAAGAGCTTGAGCGTCTTCGCGCTCGCTACTCGCCGCTTTTCGCGACGATCAACAACTACAAATCGGCCGTTGCCGACATTAAGCGGGCTCATGCCATCGGCGCCATCTCGGCGAACGAGATGACTTCGGCTATTCAGCGCGAGCGGCAAGCCGCACTGGCGAGCACGGCTGCGATCAAAGGCAGGAATGCTGCTCTGGCGGCTTCTCCAGCTGCACGCGGCGGGTCTGGCGGAGCCTTCCAGACGGCCAATATCACTGCGCAGTTTCAGGACATAGCCGTAACGTCCATGATGGGGCAGTCGCTCACGACGATTGCTTTGCAGCAGGGCACGCAGCTTGCGTCTGTCTTGAACACGATGGGCAACGGGCGGCAGGTTATTAGCGGCCTCGCGGCGGCGTTCACATCTCTCATCAACCCAGTTTCGTTGATCACGATCGGCCTTGTGGCGGGTGGCGCTGCGGCCATCCAGTATTTCAGCTCAATGGAATTGGGTGGGGCGAAATCAGAGGCAACTCTGAAAAAGGAAGCGGAGCTTGTACAGGCCGTTGTCTCCAAGTGGGGTGAAGCACTACCGGCACTGAAGGCGTACAACGACGAGCGCCAGAGAGCAGCGGACGCGAAAGAGACAGCCGAGGCGCTTGACGTAGGCAGGAGCGGCCAGTGGGACGAGCTTCGCAAGCAACTCGGCGACGTCGATACGCAGATCGGCGATATCGTGTCGCGTATCTCGCAAATGGGCGAGGACGCTTCCGAAGTCATCAAGCTTCAGGCGACGTTCAGTGAGCTGACGAAGGGGATTGACGAAGGCAAGGCATCTGTCGACCTTGCAAAGCGGGCGCACAAAGAACTAGCCGAGATCGTCAAGAACAACGCCAGCCCTGAACTCCAAGCCTATCTGGAAATATTCGAGAAGCTCATTCCGGTGATCGACGCCGCATCGCGCGGCGCCCAGAAGTTCGACCGAGACGCTGCCATTGCGCTTACGTCGCGCCATCCGAGCCGAGGCACCTACGGCGGTGTTGAGCGCAGCGCCGACGGCTCAATACAGGGCGGCGGCATAATCCTGCCGGACAGCGGCCCCGTTCCGGAGCGCCGACCGCTCACCGAGTTGGACGGCTTGCCTGGGGAGCAGAAGGACGCCAAGAAAGCCGAGACGGCAGCGCAGCGTGCTGCGAACGCTTATCGCGACCTAGTCAAGAGCGCCGACGACCGTATCGCCCAGCTGCAACTCGAGACGGAACTGACGGGTGAATACGGCGTCCAGACCGACGCTGCACGCTTCCGGCTCGAGCTACTGCAGCAGGCGGAAGACAAAGGTCGATCGCTTAGCGCCGAGCAGCGCGCCGAGATTGAGAAGAAGGTCGAGCTATACAGCAAGTACTCGCAAGCCTTGGCCCAGGCCAAGCTACAGCAGGACTTGCTGGACGCCAACCTGCTGGCCGGCATGTCGAAGATCGACCAAAACATTGTCGAGACGCAGAAGTCCTACGGCTTACCGCAGGATCCGAACAGCGCATCTGGCAAGGCGCTACGTCAGCAGATCAACCGCGAGGATATTGCGAATACCACCGCGACCTTCCTTTCGGAGTTCTCTAGCGGCGCAATGACAAAAGGCAAGAAGCTTGGCGAGGCCTTTGGCGAAGCCGCTCTGAATGCCCTGCAGACGTCAATGCAAAAGCAGCTTGATAGCTTGTTCGGCCAGATCGGCAACGCTCTCGCGGAGGCCCTCCTTGGCGGTGGCGGGAAGAGCGGTGGCGTCGCTGCCGTAGCGTCCTCTGCGGCCACGACGTTCGCTGCTCCTGTTGGTGCTGTGACGCGGTCGGCCCTGCCGGCTGCGATGCCCGCTGGAGATATTGCCTCCTACATCACACAAGCGGCAATCAAGCGAGGTATCGACCCAGCTATCGCTCTAAAGGTTGCCAAATCTGAGGGCGGTCTCGACAGCTGGAATCTCCAGTCGAATTACGTCAAGAACGGCGTGCGTGAGCCTTCGTTCGGGCCCTTCCAGCTCTATAAAGGCGGCGGACTCGGGAACGCCATGATTAAGCAGACCGGTCTTGACCCGGCTTTGGCTGCCAATGGCCCGGCCGGCGTTGATTTTGCGCTAGACAACGCAAAGAAGAGCGGTTGGGGGCAGTGGTACGGAGCGGCAAAGGTTGGCGTCGGAGACTGGGAAGGCATCGGCAAAGGAGCCGGTTCCGCCTCGGAAGCCCTAGAGAAACTGGCCGGTGCGTCGAATGAAACCACAACCGGCTTGGGCGCACTAGGATCCACCCTGCAAAGTATCCCGCAGGCATTGATGGCTAACGGTGGTGGTGGCGGCATTTTAGGCAGTCTCACCAAATACGGCATGGGGCTTTTCTCAGGGTCGAGTCAGTTCGCCTCGGCATGGATGAGTGGCGGAATCGGCCTCTACGATAAGGGCGGCTTCACCGGTACGGGCGGCAAGTACACACCCGCGGGCATCGTCCATAAGGGCGAATACGTTTTCGACGCTGCTGCGGTCAGCCGCATTGGCGTGCCTACGCTTGAACGTCTTCGCGGATACGCCAACGGCGGATATGTCGGTGCACCTCGCGCACCTCGTCTTAATGGGCGCGGAACGTCGGCGAACAGCAACGTACAGCCTGGCATTTTGCAGGTGCATGTCAGCGGCGCTAGCGGCGACGAGCACATCCGCACGCTGGTCAAGCAGGGCGTTGGCGAGGGGCTTAGCCAGTACAACGAGAACCAGCGCCGCGGCGGCTTCGGCACCATGCAGAGCAGGTACACTAGCCAGAAGGGTTGATCGATGGCGGTCTATACGAACCAGCCGACGCTGGAAGCCAATTTCATTGGACCGGTGAAGGCGATATACGACGTAACGGGTTCATCGATCGACGGCGGACGCAATGGAGTAGGTGAGGGGCAGACAATCGAGATGAGCGGCGGCGGCATCGTCACCGCCACATACGAAGACTGCAAGATCAAAGATCCCGAGCAGTACGAGTACGTCAACTGGCTTGGAGCCCGCCTTAACGGCGGGTTCCGCTTCATCAACGTGCCGATCATTACCGACTGGTTCGGCCCTTTCCCAAGGGTAAACGGGCTGCCTGCCCCAATCGTCAGCGGCATCACGCATTCAGACGGATCTTATTTCTCGGATGGCTCCGGCTACAGTCAAGCGACTGTCTACGGAGAGATTGCAGAGGCGGCTGCGCTGAATGCAGGCATCATAAAGATGCGCGTGTACGGACTTGATAGGCCGCTGCGCTGGTCTGACTGGTTTTCGATCTACCACACGACGAAAGGCTGGCGCGCCTACCGCTACTGGCAGGTAATCAGCAAAACATCGGAAGAAAACCCGGTCTACACACTGGCGCTAGCGCCACCCTTGCGCGAGGCGGTCGCCGCCGGCACACGCGTCGAATTCGCTCGGCCGCGTTTCGTCGCGAAGTTCAAGTCTGAATTCACGTTGCCAAGTGTGGTCGAGGCGTTCTTCGTCACACAGCAGTCCATTCAGTTCGTCGAGGCGTTCTGATGGGATGGGTTCCGGACAACGTCATCAGCGAGCTGCGCGGTAGCCATCAGCTCGGAATCTTCCTGCGCATCGGCACTACGCCGTCGCTGCATATGTGGTTCGGCATCAACGATATTCCCGCCAACTTCGACAGCATCGACCCAACCGGCACGGTCTACTTGGGCGGCGGTAAGCTTGTCGGCGTGCCGACGCTCGAGGTGCTGGTGAACGGCACAGCGGACAGCGTGGAGTTCACGCTCTCCGGCATCGACCCTACGTCAGCCGCAAGGATGATAGACACCCTGCCAGCCGTGCGGGGCGCTACGGTGCAGATGGGCATAACGACGCTGGACCAATACTACCAGCCGATGAGCAACGTCATTCCGATTTGGACGGGCACTGCTTCGCATGTGTCGGAATCGTCGCCAGCCACGCCTAGCGGGCAAACTGTGACGCTATCCCTGTCCCTGGCCGTCGTTGCCGGAGAGGCCACACGTTCGCGCGGAGCGCGCTCTGTTTGGTCTACGCCACACCAAAAGGCGATCTCGCCAACTGACAAGTTCTGCGACGGCGTCAGCAGGCTCGCCAGAGGCGTCCAGCCGGTCTGGCCAAACTTCTAGGCCACAGCGCCCGAGGTATTCATGACATTGCACGAATTTCTGGCGCTGCCTCACCGCTTCAGGTGGGGCGGGATGGGCGGTGACGACTGCACGACGTTCTGCGGCACATGGCTGCAGGAAAGCGTGGGGGTCGACCCGGCAGAGGAGTACCGCGGCACCTATAGCTCGGCAAAGGGCGCCCACGACATCCTGGCGAGGGCAGGGGGCGTTGTTGCGTTCGCGGCAGCAGCATTAGAGCCGATGGGCTTCAAGCGCGTCCAGTACCCGCAGGATGGTGACGTCGGTGTCGTCAAAGCGCCGGCGGGACTGGACGGCGAGACTAAGGAAATCTGCGCAATTCGTTTCGGGCCACTTTGGGCACTGCTGTCACCCTCCGGAGTCGTTGCCAAGAAGCTAGACCACATTGCCGTATGGCGCGCGCCTGATGGAGATCGCCAATAATGAGTTTCCATCACCGCATGATGCTGCAGCGCTACGGCCTCGGCAGCACGACGTCGCTTTACAGCGAAGTCATGTTCGATCCTATTTTCACGCCGATCTTCACGGCGGTGCTCGGCTCTGGCGGCTTCGCGATCGGCGCCACGACTATCAGTTACGCGTCAATCGCTTCAGCGATCGCAACGACGGCCATCTCGATCGGTCTTCAGGCGCTGATGGCGCAAACGCCAAAGCCACCCAAGCCGGAAGATGGGAGATCCCCCCTAAATCAGGCGATCCCCTTTCGCACCTACGCCGTCGGCCGCACTCGGCTGGCCGGCGCGCGCATGATGTGGGAGGCCGTAGGGTCGAAACTCTATTCCGTGCAGGCAATCGCCGGCCATCGGATCAAGTCCTTTAACCGCTTCTACCTGAACGATGACGAGGTGACGGTAGTCGACAATGTCGTCACGCCGCTCACGACGGGCGGCCGGTACGGTGCAGGTTCGGCGAATGTGCGTCTTTACACTCGCCTCGGAGCGAATCCTGAAACGCCATACTCCGAGCTCGTCTCGGCATTAGGTGCGGACGGCATTTGGACCAATGATCATCGTGGAGATGGTCAGGCTTCGCTTGCGATGCGGGCACAGAACGCTGACGCGCAGGACCAGCAAGCTGCCTTTCCTTATGGCGCTCCGTCGCCCTCGGTGGAAATCGACGGCGCATTTTGCTGGGACTTCCGAGATCCAGCGCAGAGCCCGACGAATCCGAACACTTGGACGTGGACCCGCAACTCAGCGGTCATCTGCGCCTGGCATCTCTGCTTCAACGAATTCGGTTTCGGCCTCGACTACACAAAGGCGCTGCTTCCTGTCATCGACCTGTGGAAGGAAGAGGCCGACGTCTGCGACGAACTGGTGCCGCTAAAAGGGGGCGGCACAGAACGGCGCTACGAGTGCAACGGCTGGGACACGACAGAGAACGGCCCGAAGTCGGGGCTGAACGCAATTCTTTCCACCTGTGACGGCCACTTGGTGGCGCGCGGCGATGGAGCCCGCATCTTAACCGTCGGCAAGTTTCGCGAAAGCAGAACGGCAACGCTGACCGATGCGGACATTGTTGGCCATCAGGTCCAGTACGACGTGCTGTTCGAGGACGAGTGCAACCGGCTTGTGCCGAAGTTCACTTATCCGGCCACGAATTACACGAGCTGCGACACCGATTTTTTTGAGGACACAGCCGCGCAGCTAAGCGCGGGGCGCGTTCTAACGCAGGAGGGCAGCTACGAATGGTGCCATCAATGGCGGCAGGCGCGGAGACTCGGAAAACGGGACTGGTTGCGGTTGCGACAGAAGGTCAAGGGCAGCCTCGATGTTCGGCTCTCCGGCATCAACGCTGTCTATGCGCGCTGGGTTAGGCTGGAAACGCCAAATCGGCTACCGCGGCTGAACGGTAAGCTTCTGGAGAACCGGCGATCTGTGCTTGCCCTCACCAAGGGCGGCTTTTCGATGGATTTCGTCGAGCAGCCTGATGGTATCGACGACTGGAATCCAACGACAGAAGAGGGGCAGCAGCCTCCGGTTCCGCCGGCCGTGAATGCGTCAAACATTCCGACGCCGGTCATCAATCTTATCCAGGCGAAGGCGAGTAACAACTCGGTTTATATCCGTGTGGTTGTGATCGACCCCGCCGACGATAGCTTCATCCCGGTGGTCCGCTACCGCGTTGCCGATATCGGCGCCGGCACTCCTGGCGCATGGATTGAGCAGGCCTTCCCAGGTGCTGACCCGTCAGGCGGATACATCAACCTGAACACCAATACGGTTCCCGTTGATCAGGAGCTCGAGGTGCAGGTTGCATTCAAGGCGTCGAACGGAAAGTACTCCAATTGGTCGGTCACGGAAGAGGTGACGTCGACCGCCGATCCGACTCCGCCTGGTGTAGTTACCTCGCCGAGCGCGACGGGCGGTGTTGGCACAGCAACGTTCAACTGGACCGCTCCGAACAGCAGCAACTACGCTGGCGCGAAGATCTACTGGAACACGGTCGATAATTTCGGCACGGCAAGCTACGCGGGGCCGCCGGAATATGGTGCGTCATCGAGTGCGGATTCGACCTCCAGGTCGTTCGCTGCCGGCACCTACTACGGCTGGATAGTGTCGATCAACCATTCCGGCATCGAGGGCACAGCCGTTGCGACGGGCACGTTTACCGTGACCTGACGCAGCCTGCGTTCTGCCGGCGTCAAACGCCATACAACAGCATCAACTTTCAAGCCCTGGCTAGCGCCGGGGCTTTTCTTTTCAGGAGTCCTCCGTGGCATTCTCTCCGAACGCTGAAACAGTTTACGCAGATGGGCCGTTCGGGTCTCCGCTGCAGCCGGCCAAGTCTGAAATCCGAGCTCTTCTTGCGCAGTACGAAGCTATAATGAATGCCTTCACCTCTAACGGGGGGCTGATTTATTCGACGTTGGCGTTTTTGGAGGCCAATCTAAACTACCCACGCAACACCATGGCGTGGGTGATCGCCGATCCAGTCGTCGCAAACAATGGCATTTACCGCAAGGTCCTCGACTCGGGCACGGGTTCATGGGCGCGCATGGCGGATCTGCCGTTCTCGTTTATCATCGCGAGCGATGCAGGAGCCGGCACTCCGAACGCTATTCAGGCGACGACGAGCATTCCGGTATCATCCAGCGCGCTGATCTGGATGAACATTTTCGAGGCCAACACGGCCTCGCCGGTCACCGTCTCCTTCAACGGCGGAACTCCGCTCACGATCAAGACGAACGCGGCGAATAATATCGCGGTCGGCGGCCTGACTGCCGGCATGATCGTCATGGGCATTGTTTCCGGCAGCACTTTCCGGCTTGTAAGCGACCAGGCTAGCGCGGGGATCGTTGCTGCCGCTGAGGCTGCTGCCGATCGTGCTGAAGCCGCATCTCTCTACGTCACTGGCATTGATGCATTGTCCGCCGCAGAGGCGGCGACGTTCTCCAATGGCGTGCGATTCCTCCAGCTACTTGGTCGTGACACGTACGGCGACGGCGGCGCACTGAAGGCAGTCGAAATCACCGAAGACGGAAGTCCGCTCGGCCCAGGGCAGTTCAAGACTAATGTGAATCTGAAGCGCTGGGAGAATGCGGAGGACGTCATCACCCCCGCGATGTTTGCCAACTTCGGGGAGATGCTGACATTCACCAAGGCGCAGATGCGCATTCCTGCGGGTAACTACGAGTTCGACGGCTTCATCACAGTTCGCGACAACGCCGTTATCCGTGCCGAAAAGGGCGCGACGTTCATCCCGACGTTCGAGCCGACGGGGACGGATCGTGCCAACCCGCTCATTGACTTCGGCAACGGCGCTGACATCAACTATCTCAAGCTTCAGCTCGACGCGGGAATAAACACGATCCGCAAAGGGTTCCGTTTCGGCGACCACAGCCAAATCGGATACGTCGAGTGCACGTCGTCCGACCTCAACAACAACCGTATGGAACCAGGCTCCACCGATCTCGTCTCCGGCGCCGTGCTCATCGACGGCGACCACGTCCGCGTCGGCCAGATGTATCTTAGCCGTTTCGACCGAGGCTGGTGCGTAGTCGACAGCACCGATGTCACAATCGGCAAGATTCGCAACCTCGAAACGCTGATGGGTGGCTATGTCCACGGCACGCGTGATCTGCACGTGTTGGCGGGATATACGACGGGCGCTTCCGTTGCTGAAGCGACGGCACTTTCGAAGCCCCGGGGCCCGATGACGCCAGGCTTGAATTCGGTGGTTCTCGCTGGATGCTCGGATAGCTCGTTCTCGAATTGGTTTGCGTTCGATATCCTTGAGCACGCAATTCGCGTCGGCCAAATGGCTTCGGGCACAAGCGTGCCTAACCATCGCATTACCTTCAACAATCTTCAACTCTACCGCCCCTATGGATGCGGCTTCAAGATGGATGACGCCGATGACTTCAATATCAAGCGCATCGAGATCAATGGCATCTACACCGAGGATGTAGGCAACAATAACTGGTTCGGCGACGCCGGTTACCAGAACTGGTCGCAGCATAACGGAACAAGCTATTACAACGACCCCGCCACAGACATCGACGGCAATAAGGTGGCGTTTGCCATCCGCAATTCCCAGCACGTCACATTCTCTGACTTCTCCAACAAGACAAACCTGTATTCGAACAGCGGCTATTTCGGCCTCTGGATCGAGCGATCGAATTACGTGCAGGGCTCGAACATTGACGTGGAGAAGTCGAAGCAGGATGGCGTCGTCGTTCAATCTGGCGGCGCCACTTCGCCGGAACGCACTGAGCTGCGCGGGGTGGCAACTCGCGATAACGCAGCAAGCGGCTTTCTATTTGATGCATCCCCGAGCAATGCCACATGGCGCGGCGTCCAGGTCTTTGACCTCGATAGCCAGAATAATGCCGGGTACGGGGTGGAAGTTACGGCACGCTTGGATGGGGCATCGCCATATGCAACCCTTGCCTCTCGCATTGAGGGCTTCGTCCGCGGCAATACGGCTGGGCAGTTCTCGATAAATTCCAACGTCGCGGCCGACGCAGATTTCGTCAGTGCGATCAGGGAACGCGGAACGTTCACACCTACCGCAGCCTTTGCGACGGTTGGCACCTCCACTTGGACCTACACGACACAGAGCGGGCGTTACTGGGTCGAGGGCGACCGATGCTTCGTTGAAGTCAGCCTCGCCATGGCACCAACGATCGGCACGGGATCGGGCAACCTTCGAATCGGTGGCATGCCTTATGCCGGCAACGGCGGCATCAACAATATCTGCATCATCGAGACTGACGCAGATTTCACGTCGTGGAACAGTCGCGTTGAGTTGGTCCCGACGGTGCAGCACGGTCAAACGTACATCGAAATCCGCGGCCTGGTTGCCGGGCAGGGAACGTCACCAATCGGCTCCGGCAACATGACCTCTGGCGCGGAGCATATTCTGAAGATGGCGGGCTGGTATAGGATTTAAAGGAGAACAAAATGACGAATGAGCTTAGGTTGCTGTATCTGGCGGCTGCCGGTGCCCTGTCGCTTCTTCCGAGGCCGGGCGATGATCCGGTGAAGCATGAAAAAGAATATGCGAACTATTGGAGCGCTGCCGACGCGGCTCTAGAGCAATTCGCTGAACTCACTGGCGCAGTGGTCGAGGAAGTTCCCGATGGTCATCAGATGACCCTTAGCGGAGTTTCCGCAGCCAGTATAAACGGGCGGGCTAATCTCCTCCGTCGCTGGAAGCGGGCAGCCGAAGAATTAATCATGAAAGAAGCCAACTGAAGGCCTTATGTTCCCTCGGAGTGCGGCGCCAGCAGCGCCCGCTCCGTGTCGACGCCCGGAATGCGTAGCTCCTTGATTTGGCGGTTGGCTGCCTGTAGGCGAGCCAGCTCAAGATGAAAAACTCGCTTTTGATTGCCGTTGGAAAAGATACCTTCCTCGCCCGGCATCAGGACAACATACTTGGCATCCTTCATGACGGCGTCCTCTGCTTTTTGCAGCTCCTCGTGAAAAGCTTGGGCTCTACCCATCAGGCGAGCGATCTCCGCAGCCTGATGGGTAGCAAAACCCCTGTTTTCGATAATGCCGGCGACAGCTTCCGCCTTTGGCGGATGTGCCACCGACCGCAAAGTGGCTGCTATGTTTTCCGAAAGCACATCTGCTTTATGGCGCACCTTCTCTCCAGCCAGCCCTCGTACCAGAGCTCTCAGATCGTCGACGTCTTTCGAAAGTGCTTCGAGCCGTTGACTGTTTGCCGCCGAGCTTGGCGGGCCTTCGGCCCGCAACGTATCGCGCTGCGCAGCAAGAGGATGGAAATAGCGCCATGCGGCCATGAAGGCACTCGCGACTAGCATCCCTGCTGCTACGAACGCCGTAAAGAGAAGGGCGTAGTGCGGCCAACCGAAATCCTTTAGCCACGGCAATTTGGAAGCCACCCAGGTCAAAACAGCAGATGGCAAGCCCAACCCGCCGACAACCCAGCCTACAACTGCCTCGTAATTGCGGATCTTTCCGACCCATTTATGAAAATCGAAAGCCTTGGTCATTGCTCGCCAGCGAATCAGAGGTTGCATTCGATGAAACATACATGATGAGCGCGAATTGTGCTCCCGCCGGCTTGCTACCCACAAGACTTCGCGATCCCACTTGACGCTACCCGCAGCGTCGTAGGCTTCAGCAAGGAGGATGTTGCAGCCTTTTTCATGAGCAAACGTTTCGAGACCTACCACCCGATCACAGCTGACTGGATGACAGACGCGCGTTTGTAAGGCTGAGAGGCGGACGCTTTGCTCCCCCCTCGAACCCCACCACAGGATTTCCCTAATGACCATCACGACCACGTCACCACGTGGGCGCGCCTTTATGCGTGGCCAGTCGGCCCGCCACTAACCACCACCACATCGCAGGAGACACCATGGACCGCGCGAAATTCTTCGCGGCGGTGCGCTCACCCCTGTTCGCCGGAAAGTTGTCCGAGCGGCAGGTGCAGGGCATCGACGCGATTCTTGATGAGGCCGAGCGCCGCAGCACTCCCCTGAACCATCTGGCTTACATGCTGGCCACCGCCTTTCTCGAGACGGCCAGAACGATGCAGCCGATCGCCGAATACGGCAAGGGCGCTGGCCGTAAGTACGGCGTCAAAGGCAAGTACGGGCAGGTTCCCTATGGGCGCGGCTATGTCCAGTTGACGTGGGACTCGAACTACGAGCGCGCCGATAAGGAGCTTGGCCTGAAAGGCGCGTTGCTGCGCGACTTCAATCTCGCGATGCGGCAGGACATCGCGGCCAAAATCATGTTCGAAGGCATGACCGACGGCTGGTTCACCGGGCGCCGGCTTGCAGACTACATCGCCGGCGACAAGGCCGATTACGTCGGCGCGCGCAGGATCATCAACGGCACGGATAAAGCCAAGACGATCGCCGGCCACGCTGCCGTGTTCGAGGCGGCATTGAAGGCTGGCGGCTATGGCACGCGGGCCGTTGCTCCAGCCTCGGTCGGCTTCTGGGCTGCACTTGGCCGCTTCCTGCTAGCGCTCATCAAGGGGGGCAAGAAATGACCGTCTGGATTCGCATTGCGCTCTACATGGTCGCGGGGTGGCTTTACGGCTCCGGCTACATCGGAGAGGAAGTCAGGGCCATGATCACTGACGACCCCGCCATCGCAGCCTCCATCGAGGCGGGCATTGTTGCAGCTATGGGCGCCATTCCCGTCGCGTGGTGGCAGTGGGCCAAGAAGATGGGGCGCCCGACGTGATGTGGCTGCTCCGCTGGATCGCCGGCAAACTGACTGGCGATCTCGTCGGCGCTCTCGAGCGGGCGCACGCTGCCCGCCTTGCCGCGGCCAACGACGCGCAGCGCATTGCCGCTGATATTCAAATCAAAACAATCGAAGCCAAGATGGCGGCCAGCGCCGAGAGCGCGGCCGTCGTCAAGGAAGGCATGCAGCACAAGGTGTTCTGGATCCCCTGGCTGATTGCCTCCGTGCCGTGCGCCGCGTGGTTCGGCTGGGGCATGCTGGATTCGCTCGCGGGCGGGTCGCTGCCAGACGTGACCGCTTTACCGCCGCAACTCAAGGAATACGCCGACGTGGTGTTTGCTAATATTTTCTATGCCGGCGCTGGCGTTGTTGGCGTTTCCGCTCTTGCAGGGGCGCTGAAAAGATGACCGGCGCTGAGCTAATGGCCGCCGTTGGCTTTATGGTGATGCTGGCGGGAGCCGGCTGGCGGGTGTGGGCGCGCGTAGAGGCGAAGGTGAAGGTCGCCGAGGATAAGGCCGACCGTGTGGCGGCCGATCTTGCGGCTCAACGCCTCCATGTCGCGGAAACCTACATCACCAAGCAGGGCATGCGGGAAGCCACGGAAAGCATCATGGAGGCGATCAGCGGCGTAAAGACCGCCGTCGATCACATGACGTTGCGCGTTGACCGCATCGTCGAGAATCAGGCAAAACCGAGATCTACACGCACCTAATCAAGGCCCTCTCCGTAACTGGGGAGGGCCTTTTTTGTTGCCTGGATTGGATTGCTCGTTTTCAGCGTCACATTGGAAATTCAGTGATGGTCCGAGTTGCAAGCCTTCTATTGCGCAATCTCGACATGAGCGTATCCTAATGAATCTTCGCTAGAGGGGGAGGTTGACATGGCTAGTCGCGCGCATGCTGTCGCAGTGATTGCCAGCTTCGGATTTTGCATGTTCCCAAACGGCGCGTTCTCTTGTGGCGCATTCGACATAGGATGCGAGGTCCGCGAGATTGTGAAGGCACCCGGTGCGAAACTGGGTGAAGGCGCTCGAAATCTGGAGAGTGAGTGGAACAAGAGCAGGAACGATCTCAGCAATGGTTTAAACCGGATTGATCCGAGGATCTCTCAAGCCGGCCGCGACATAGATGCCGCACGTCTGAAATTCCAATCAGAGGTATTCACTGGACCAGCTTTAGAGCAATGGATTATTGCCTCCAGGAACGACGCTATCAATGGCGCGATGCCAATGCCTCCCGAAGTTCGACAGGTTCTGCAATATTGGTATCCCGCTCATTTGCTTGACTTAATGCGATGGAAGATTGGTCAAGGTGGCGAATTAAACGTTGCTAATCTAAGCGTCCGCTATGGAGAAGCTGAAGCAATCACGCTGATAGACGTTGTTATTTTTCGTGACGAAGCTGCGTATTTGGATCTCTCAACGTGGGTTCACGAGATGAAACACATCCAACAGTATTACGACTACGGCGTGCACAGCTTTGCGGTACAGTACATGCGTAGTTGGAATAGCATTGAAGATCCTGCATATGCGATCCAGGGTCAATTCACGAATACCTGGAATCAAGTGACAGCGGCGGCACAGGCCCAACAAGCGCAACCATCGCTGAAATGTTATTTAAGCGCTGATAACAACAATTTCTGTTGGCTGCCACCTGAAGCGCCCGGCCCGTTCGGAGCGCCGTGCACGTGTCAGGACCGCTCCGGCGCAATCCGTCAGGGTCTCGTTGGAAACTGATCCTGCCACGTCAGAGAGATGGTGCATAATATATCAGATACTAGGAATGGAGGCCGGACATGCATTTCAGTATGCGCGATCCCGCTAGTCCGCGTCGCGGCAAGCTAAAGCTCCGTTTTTTCAGTCCACTGTTAGCACTTGTGCAGCTCGTGGCGTTTGATCTTGGATTCGCCTTGGCCCAAGAGCATCAAACTGGATTGCTGTTTCTTGACGAGGGTTCTTACAGATCCATCCCCCTCGCAAGTACGCCGCTGATGGGAGGATTGCCAACTTCTGTTGACATGAGCGCGAGCTTTCCGGCGCCCGGGAACCAAGGGCAGCAAGGTTCGTGTGTTGGGTGGGCCGTTGCTTACGCTATGAAGTCAGCGCAGGAGAGGATTGAGAGAAGCTGGGACTTGAGCGACGATCAACACCTGTTTAGTCCAGCATTCATTTACAATCAGATCAAGAGTTCATCGGACTGCAAGGGCGGTACGTACATTGAAGATGCATTGAACTTGGTACGGGCCAAGGGTGCTGCCAGCATTGCGGATTTTCCTTATTACACGGATAGTTGCGATCATAAGCCAAGTAGTTTCGTAGAACAGTCTGCACGACCGTTTAATATCGCTGATTGGCGCAGGGTAAATGCTCTGGATATTACAGAGGTAAAAACTCAGATCGCGGCGGGATTCCCCGTCGTCATCGGAATTATCGTCGACGATTCGTTTCAGAGGCTCGGATACAATCAAATATATGAGGCCCCGGATAATGTGAATCCCGGCGGACATGCTATGGTCATCGTTGGCTATGACGACGCTAATAATGCCTTCAAGGTTATAAATTCATGGGGCACAAATTGGGGAACTGATGGCTATGGATGGATAGATTACCAGACGTTCGTGAGAATGCAGCCGAGGGGCTACGTTTCTCAAGACGTTATAGTCAAGCCACCTACTCCAACGCCGTCATTTGATGGGATCCGCGTCGTCTATTTCACAAAAGAGTCGGATAGGGGAGTGATCAACAAGGTGCTACAGGATCTGGGAATTGATTACGAGGACCCTGAGGGAACAAGCAATGTTCCGACCTCGCTTTTGACCTGCACGCCGGACATCCCTGGAGAAAGCTTGAAGGCCTTGGCACTGGCCCTGTATGATTCGGGCGTCCGCCTAAAAAGAGTGAACTTTGCTCTCCGCAGCCTGAGGGTAAGTAACAGAATTTCGCTCGAGTCGACCGAGCGCAGCAACACCTTGCATCCGCTAACGAGGGAAGATCTGCAGGGTATTGATAAATGCAAGTTCATTAAGAGTGCGGTCGACCCGAACTAAGTAGGTCAACAGCTCGGGTATTGCTTCGCCCGCTCAGCCCGCGCCTCGCAAGGCATCCGGAACTTTGCCTCGCCAAACACACCCACGCCGGCAATCTGCGCCGCCTCCTGATCGTCCGCATACGCGCCCTTGCTGTACCTGTCCCGATCCACCGCACGCCCCCCTTTCAACTAGCCAGCGATTGGATGCGACCAAAAAAACGATCGAGAGCAAACGCTGCCTCCTTGCCGCAACGGCAAGTGCCGCCGTCGCCATACTCGCACTTCTGCCAGCTTTCAGCTTTCAGGTGCGTCGACGCAGTGCAGGCGGATTCGCTTTCCCCGGACTTCCAGGGGGGAGCCGTCGACGACGGTCGCACGGCCGGTGATCGGTTCGGCGGCAACGGCCGGCATGATTAGGACGGCGCCAAGCGAGAGCGCTGAGGTCAACAAGCGGAGACGACCCATCGAAGCCCTCACAATTTCGCGAGAACGTCGACCTGCGGAACCGGTGTCCGCCCTTCGGTGCGGTGCAACTGAAGCAACTTCACCTCCACGTGCAGACCGCTGTAGGCAGCCTTGCGAATGGCGTGGTTGAACATCCGCATCGCCTCGCGCAGGTTGTCGGAGGCTTCACGTTGTTCTTCTGTAATTGTTACGGTCATAGCTCCATTCCGCGCGCCGTCCGCGCCGTCAACGGCACCTGAGTAATCGGGCCGGTTTTCCACTCAGGCCGATGCTCGCCACAGTACCAGTTCGGCTCGCCGCGGCCGATCGCGAAGCCAAAGCTGCCCCATTTCTTGCAGCCCGGATGCTGTAATAATGCACGTAGGGGCCGGCTTCATAGTGCGGCTTTGCGCCCAGTTCGTCACTCATGGCGATCGCCTCCTCCGTGGCTGCCCATTTCTGGGGGTTCGAGCGCCGGTTGGTTGTTCTTCGTTTGTTCTTACATTATCTCATCGCCATGGTCGAGACAATTGGCGAAGCTTTCAGTTTGGGATGGCACCTCAAAGCACGGTGTGCGTTCGGCAATCGCGAAGGGATGAAATCCGTTCGCCAGTGCACGTGGACTTATGACCTCGACATGCTGACGCTGGTCGCAACCCGCGGCCGGGACTTTCCATTGTCTATGGTCGCCAGCCGGCTTCGCTGTCCTCGGTGTGGATCGAGAAGGGTGGCCGTCGTGTTTATGCCGCCTGGAGAGGGAGATAAGAGGAGAGGGGCGGCTTGATTCCGGTCGCCTTAATCCATTTGTGCGGCTTTTACTAAATCGCGCGCCACGCTACGCTTTCTGTCGTGGCAAGAAAAACATCCAGGGCAACCGAGAAGCCATCTCCCGATCCCATGCCGGCGCGTGTCGATCCCTGCCTCGCAACGCTCGTCGACAAGCCGCCGAAGGGGCCTGACTGGGCCTACGAGGTGAAATGGGACGGATATCGGATTGCCGTGCACATAGAGCCCGACCGCGTCCGGATACTCACGCGCGGCGGCTACGACTGGACGGAACGCTTTCCCACGATTGTCGACGACGCTCGGCGGATCGCCGTTAAAACCGCTATCCTCGATGGGGAGGCAGTCGTGCTCGACGACAAGGGCCGCTCCGATTTCGGCATGCTGCAGAGGGCGCTCGGACGCTTGCCCTCGGCAGTCGAGGCCGGAGCGATCGTATTTTATGCCTTCGATCTCCTCTATCTCGACGGTCGCGATCTTCGCAGGCTGCCGTTGCGTGAGCGCCGGCGACTGCTCGAGCCACTCGCCGCCGGTAGGGAAGGGGCGGTTCGGCTTTCGGAAGAGGTCCAGGCTGACGGCGATGAGTTCTTTCGTGTCGCCTGCGCGCACGGCCTTGAAGGCATCATCGCCAAGCACGTCGAGAAGCCCTATCGCTCCGGCCGCGGTGAATGGTGGCAGAAGATCACCTGCAAGCGGCGGGATAGCTTCGTGGTCGTGGGTTTCGAGCCGTCGACAGTGCCAGGTCATCTCGGGCGGCTTCTCCTCGCCGCGCGCAAGGATGGAGCGCTGGTCTATGTCGGCGGCTGCGGCACCGGCTGGTCACACGGTCTATCGCGCGAGCTGCGGAAGCTGCTCGAAGGGATGGCGACAAAAACGCCGGCCGTTGCCTTGAGGAGGAAAGCCGCCGTCTTTGTCGAGCCGGTGCTCGTCGCCGAGGTCGAGTATCGCGCGTGGACCGATGACGGAAAGCTGCGGCACGCATCGTTCAAGGGGATTAGGGAACGGGAGGATGAATCGGGGGTGTTTCAGATCGAATCGTGACGATGAACTTACCACTTTATCGGGCACACCTGGTCTTTACCCCAATAGCCCACGACGCAAGCGCAGACCTCGACTGAGATTTCTTGAGCGGTTGTGGGGGTTAACTCATCCACGAATTTCATGGGTGACCAGACGTAGCCGCGTTGCACCGCGGAGTAACCAAGGCACTTCATCGTATTATACTGAATATCCGCCTTGTCGCGGTTCGACCAGAGGAACCAAGTGAAGCTAGTTACTCTGCGCGTGCAGTCTGGATAAAGTTCACATGCCCTCGTCATGCCCGCTTCCAAATAGTCGACCAAGCCGCGAAAAGACAACTCCGCAGAGGCCGGACTAGCAGAAAGAGTCAACGCGAGCGCGGCGGCTTGGATCGATTTTGCGTTCATGACGTGCCCCAAGTAGCGCGGGAATGGAATCAGACTTTTCGACGCGGCAACTCGCTCTGCGGGGGCTGGTCTTCTATCGCTTTTCGAAGAGCGCGCTTGCTAACCGGCCGCTGGTCTGACCAGTAGGAGGGCATGTCACGGAGGACCAGGTGCTCCGGTCCATTGTAAAGAACCTTTCCGGTGCCGCACTTGAGATCAAGGCCAAGGAAAATGAGATGGTCAGCCCGCTTTTCCACGGGGCGGAACATAGGGTTGCCGCTCGTCGCTGTTGCCTTAATCTGCACCGATCGGCCGTCTTTCGCATAGGCATCTATGCCGTGATCGTTTGACGTCGACAGCTCAATGTCGAAAAGCTCACACGCGACTGCTTCTCCGATGTCGCCGATCAGCTTGCCATCCAGCGTGAACGTGCGCCGGCTTGCCTCGTAATGTTTCACCACCGCTTGATGCGCTTCGACCAAACGAAGAATGACATCTGGCAACTTGAATTCCGATTCCCCGCAATCCTTCATGACACGTTCCGTCACACCTTTCGCCTGCCGTCCGCTACTTACACCCCTTCGCCTTAATCGATGACTCGATAGCATTGACCTTGCCCTTCGACACCGCGACTTGGCCTTCCTTGTCTCCGCCGAACGTGCTGGAAGCAGGTACACCGACCAGGAACACGCCGATCGCATCGCCTGTCGCCGCTTGGTTCTGCTGCTTTGAAACAGCGGCAAGATTTGCCTGCTCCTTCATCAGCTCTTGCGCCAGCCCTTGACAGCTCTGATTGCTGTACGCAGCCATCGGAATATCGACCGGCACGATTGCATCAGGACGTTTTGCGCAGGAAGCCACAGCCAGCGCGGACGCCAGCACGATCAGACGGAATTTCATGTAATGCCCCTCAAAGAAGAAATTTAGCCCACGCGCAACTAAGCATGGTCCGTGGCAGCAGGGAAGGGCGGCGGTGCGGAACTCCACAGATGGTTGCGATCAACGCGCTTCTCGTGCCGCCCGCCGTCTATCGCGTTCACGCCGCCATCTTTGCAAGCCAGTTTCAGCCTGCTTCTCGCGAACATCGAGTCCACTGATCTCGTCGAGCCTGGCGTCAATCGCTCGCTTGTCCCACTTCCGCGTGCCGGGTATTGCCGGGGGCATCTTGTGGCTGGCGACCCACATCGAAAAGCAGGTTGGAGAGATGCCGCAGTATGCAGCCGCTTCCTTGCGGCCGATGAGGCGAGGGGAGTCATTCGTGTTCATAGCTTGTTGATGAGCTCTTCAAACTTGGATGGTGGCACAGCGCCGCCGGTCTTGAAACCGTCTATCCAGTTGTCGATGTCGCGAACGTCGTATCTGTGCATGCGGACGCCCTCACCGAGTGCAATCGGCTTTACAGGGCAGACGCCGCCGAATGTCGCTGGTGACAGGCCGCAATAACTGGCGGCTTGCGTTTTGGTGAGGAGGCGCGCCGAGGGCGGGTTCACTTCACCTTCTCCAGTCGCGTCTTCTGGCGTTTCTTTCTAGCTCGCTTCAGCGCTGCCAGGGCATCGCCAGGCTGATGTACGATTGTCGGCGCCGAAATCGGATCATAAAGGTAGGCATTTCTCTTGGGCTTCTCCTCCCGAAGAAGCGCCGGGACATCCTCGATGGATATCAGCATTGACCTGCCAATCTTCTTGGCCACGCCAATTCGCCTGGCTTTATCCCACACCGTGCGCGCCGTCATTTTGACGCCGCTCGATGCGGTAATGCGTCGCGCGATTTCTTCCGGTGTCAGGAGGCCATCCAAAAAGTCATTGTCGGTCATGTTCGCGCCATCCATCCCCTTTTCTTTGCCAGGCTTTCTAACCGTCGACGCTCTTTCCGCTCAGGGGTCCAATAAGCCGGATCTCGATTGCTGTGATCCAGCGGTTCGTCGTCCTTCCATTTCTCGACTGCCGCCTTTGTGGCCTCGCGCAATTCTTTGTTCTTGGCATGGGTGGCCTCCCATTTCGACCGACCGGGCCCCTTCTTTTTGGCGGTAAGCGCCTTGTAGAGCCTCAGATCAGAGACATGCGCTTTCGCTGCCGGAAGTTTCGGCACTTTTGGCGGCTCTCGCAGAACCTGCCATAAGGCCAACAGATCACTTTCGGAGAAGAGGTAGTTGCGGCCTGACCGCGAACACAGGCCATATTCCTTGCCAAGCTTGATCACACCGCGATTGGTCAGGCGGAGGCGATTCGCAGCCTCTTCGGCGGTGTAGATAGTGTCGAGGGGATTAGTTGGCGCCATAAGCACCTCCAACAGTATTAAGACGATTGCCGCCGGCACGAATGCCGACCGCTTTATTGTCGTCTCCTCTTGTGTGGTGGTGCCGCGAACGGCTTGCGGATTGGTGGGCCGCGAGTTGTAAGCTATTGGCGCGAGATTGCGCCGTCAAGAACTATGCAGTCCTTGGGCGCGCTTGGGGAGGGGAATCAATCGGTCTTACCCGGCCTCGAAGCATCGCCCATCCTTGCTAGGCGCGCCTCCCGTTTCTTGCGCATCGCTTCTTTCCGTTCAGGCGTCCAATATACCGGGTCCTTCATCTTATAACTGATGCGTTTGGATTTCCGAAGGTTTGGTGGCGGCACTGGATCATGGATCGGCGGAGATGGCTTGGATGTCCACAGCAGATCCCTGAACTCCTGTCTGAAGACCTTGCCGAATGCATCAGCCAGATCGTGCGCCTCATCAGGTTTGATTGTCTCTACAAAGAGGAACCATGCGTAACACTCGTCCCCGGTCCTCTCCATAATGTACCGCACAAAATGCCGCCCCACGACCTTAGCGACGGCGATGCCGTCTCCCTCGTCGTCATCGTAAAGATCCAGCGTAAGTTGATCTCCGATACTCGGCACCATCCCCAGCATGGCCGAAACAGGAAAGGAATCGACCATTTCATACGCGCCGGATGTAACCTTCTCGAGGACGTAAATCTCATCCGAAATATTGTCAGCCATCGGATGTGCTCAACCTTGACGATCCCTGAGCGCAACGCCTAGACCGGAAGAAACATCGCCATTGTCGAGAAAGGCTATGCCTCCCGATTCGAGGGCAGCCTGTATCGCGATCAACGTGACTTCCCGCGGCGATCGCGCTCCCCGCTCAAAATCGACAATGGTGCGTAGCGCCACCCTTGAAACCTCGGCAAGTTGCTCCCTGGGCCACTCGATCAACGCCCTCGCGGCGCGGCATTGTGCCGGAGTAATCATAAAAAACACCTAGTTGCACTTTTTGTGTTGACATACTTTGCGCGATGTTGCATCTAATATGCATACTTCAGACCGAAGTACAACACGAGGAGCCAACCATGACTGCGACGATTGCAAGATTAAGACCGGTGCCCACGATCGCCTTTGAGCCTGAAGAAGGCAAAAGATTAAGACGCCAGTCCGCGGAGGCTGGCAGAGTGAAGGTGCAGGGCGCTGAGGACAGCAGCCCGCACCGCCCTTGGTCGCAGGACGCTTACGATCTCCAGATGCAGGCGAAGGTCGCCGTTACCTTGGTCGGAGAGCTTTTCAGCAACCTGCACACCTTGGAGGAAGTCCTGGAGTTCAAGCTGCTGGAACAGTCGGGCATCGAGGAACTGGCCTTTCAGATTCATCAGATCCAAAAGGCCACGGAGCGGCTGCAGCCCGCCTGAGTCTCAGGCATGCTGACCTGCGGCAGCCGAGACCAAGACTCGGCGCCGGCGAACCATGAAGGCGCCGACCAAATGGAGGCAGCGATGGACACGCGCGCTGCAAGGTATTTCAAATGGCTTCTGTTCTGGCAGCAGCAAGGGCGTTGCTGCTACTGCGGAGAGCACGTCGTGTTGACGTACCGACCATACGACGCTGCGCGGCCATATGCTGCTACACTGGAACACCTGCTGCGCCGCGCTGATGGTGGCACGGGCCATCCGTCCAACCTGGCTATGGCGTGCAAGCACTGCAACAATACGCGCGGCGGGCGTGACTGGCTGAGTTACGCGTCCTGGCGGCGCAATGAGTTTTAAAGAACACAGAGCGCAGATTGCCACCACCAGCCGCCCGGCTGCCGGCTCACCACCGGACCAACGCGCTCATGGCGACGGCCCACGCCGGCGCCAGCCCCTTGCTCTTCGCGGGCGAGGGGCTTTTCTGCGACGCGCACAATCATTCATCGGCGGTTCAGCCTCGGCGGCGCAATCTCGTTGGCACCGAGGAGGAGTCCACGATGGAAAAGCTCTTGTCCGCCCTTACGGGCGTGGTCCTGGCTACGTCTTTCGCCTTGCCGGTGACCGCCGCGCCGATCTACCTGCCTCAGTCGGCACAAGTGCAGACGGATGCCGTTGAGCAGGTCAACCACCGACGTAATTGGCGAGATAGCCACTGGAACAGGCGCCACGCATGGCGTTCATGCCGATACTACGGCAGGTGTTTCCCGCGCCATGAGTACATCCAAAGCTACGGCTACCGTGACAATTACCGCTATAGCGGTCGACCAGGCGTCAATATCTACTTGAATTTCTAGCTCGGCCGAAGCCACATTGGCAAGGGATGCAGGCGCCGGGGGCCGCTGGTTGCCGGAAGGCGAGGAATTTAAAAGATGCCACAGCCCGACGAAGACAGACCCGACCCCAACGCCCCAATGCGTCTTAAGGACATCATCTCAATCGCATTCCCTTACGGCGGCATTTCGCCGGCCGGCCTTCGCCGTGAGGCTAAGCGCGGCAAGCTCAAGCTTATGCGGATTGCCGGCAAGGACTTCACGACGCTGGCCGCGATTGAGGAGATGCAGCGACTGTGCGTCGTCGAGCCGGGACAGAAGGAGCCGGCGCTGCATCCGGATGATCGCGGGAAGGCAGCATTAGTGGCGGCGCGTGCGATCGCACATGAACTGAGGACGGGTCGCCGCGGTGCAAAGCTGAAGAGCGGCTAAGCTCCCTTCAATGCACCGATCCAGATCTTCGCTTGATATACAGCAGGTTTAGAAGGTCAACGAGATCGTCGGCCTGCTCCATCTCCAAGCCGACCTGCTCAATCTCATTCACTTCCGCCGGTAAGCCTGTGAAGATATCGAACACCGTCCACGTGCCGTCGTTTTCCTGGCGGAGATTGTAGCGATTCTCTGACATGTCCACCTCGATAGGGCGAGGGCACGCAATATAGCATCATCGCAGAGCCTCACACTGGTTGGAAGCCGCTAGCAGACGTTTTGAACTGTTCGGTCTAGCAAATTCATCGGCAATTTGATTCCTTATGCAATGAAGACCGAATCAGACAACAGCTCCGTGACCTCGCTTCCGATTTACTCCGTGTTCCTAGATGAAAGTAGCCAGACGAAGCATCGATTTCTCACGATCGGTTGTTTGGTGCTGGAAGCCGAGCGCGTCACTCATTTTGATATGGCGGTTCGGTACAGTAAGCAGCTCGAGTTGCCACAAGGCGAACTCAAATGGAACAAGGTCTCGGCAGCGAAACTACATGCCTATAAGCTAGTGGTCGACCGCTTCTTCGATTTCGCTATGGGCGAGGCCCCGATCCATTTCCACTCTTTGGTCGTGGATACGTCCAAAATCCGGGATGACCTTTACAATCAGGGCGACCGAGAGATCGGCTTCAATAAGGAAGTGTACCAACTCCTAATGAAGTGCGCCAAAATATACCCGAACGCCGTCTTCCACGTATATCCCGACAACCGTCAGACCAAAGCGTCGACGGAGGAACTCCGGCAGATTCTCAATGCAGGCTGCAGGAAAAAAGGGGATCGTCGGAGCGTTCCATTCAGGCGACTTCAATTCAGGGACTCGAAAGAAGTAATATGCTTGCAAATGACGGATCTGCTGCTTGGAGCGATGACGTTTCGAATCAACGGTCATCACCTGCGCGCTGACGCCTCGAAATCAAAGTCTCATCTGAGCGAGTATGTACTTGGCCGAGCGGGCGTCAGAGACGTGATGGAGAACACAGCAATCCGCGGCAAATTCACGATCTGGCATCGCCGTTTGCAGTGA